GATTTACAATCGTTATATCCATCAAGTCCCAGCTTTGAAACAGTCAACTTCAAAGTTAACACACCAACGCTGACATCAGAAACATTTTCTGGCAAGCTAAGACGTGTTGGTATGGGCGTGAGTTACTATAGTTGGGAAGTAAAATATCCCAATTTAACTCCACTTGAGGCAGGCACTGTGCAGGGATATATTGCACAGGCATTAGGCAGTCAATTTAGTTTTTTAATTGCATTGCCTAAAATCAGTTACAGTAAATTAGGTGGTCTGCAACAGACACAGGCCATCTTTACCACACAGGCTTATCCAATTGGTGCAACCAGCATAAGAATTAAATTTGCTACACCATTAAGCAACATATTAGCAGCTGGTGATTTTATTGGATTTCAAAATCACAGCAAAGTCTACCAAGCAGTGGCCGCAGTGCAGGCAGAAGCCAGTGGCAATGCCACAATATTTTTCAGTTGTCCATTGCAATCAGCAGTGCCAAATAACACACAGGTCTATATCAATGGTATCTATTTTACTGCTGTGTTAGCAGAAAATGTGCAGGAATGGGATGTAGGTGTTGGTGGACTTACCAGTCTAAGTCTACAAATGAGGGAAGTTTGGTAAATGAAAAGTTTTTATACCACAGCCAATCGTAATGAATACTATAGAGATCATACCATTGCTGTTGATTGCGTTGAATTACATTTAAAAAATGCACAAGGTAATAATGATTATGTCTATCTCTGCAGTGGTGGGGCTGATTTGGTATTCAACAGTCCTACGGCACCAGGCACTAACAACACTTATTCAGCACAGGGCGACTTTATTGGATTCAGCCCATTGACAGAAGAATTTGATGTCAAGGTTGGTAAGTTTAGCATATTCCTCAGTGGCATAGGCAATAATTATGTTAACAAATTAATCAATTATGAGATTGAAGGCAAGCGTGTGGTTATCTACAAGGCATTCTTGGGATTTGGTGGCAGTGGCACAGATCCTCTAGGATTGGTAGCTGATCCTATATTGATGTTTGATGGCATTATCTATAATTTTGCTGTGCAGGAAACAGATAGAAGCTGTCAAATAACCATTGACTGTTCTAGTCTATTTGCAGACTTTGAACGCAGCAATGGTCGTAAAACCAACAACTGGAGCAATTGGTTGTATCAAGGTGATACATTTGATTATGCAATGGACAAAGCAGGCTGGGTAGGACAAACAGAGTTTAGGTGGGGACGCTTGTAGGATTATGATAGTAAGAAAAATGCAACCAACAGAGTTTGACGTGACCATAAATCTATTTGGTTACTATCGTGATGATGCCATTGAAAGCATGCCACAGATTGCAGATGAATATGATGAAAACTCTGTAATTGATACAATTAGAACATTTGCCAGCAAGTGGGATCACTGCTGGTTCAATATCTATGACAATCAAAGACCAGTAGGATTTGTTGCAGGTTACGCCACAGAATGTCCTTGGAATAAACAGATAATTGATGCCAATATTGCTTTTATATTTCTAATTGACAGTCACAAGAATATGGACAACTTTCGTTTATTATTAGGCAAGTTTGAAGAATGGGCGAGAACAATTGGTGCTAGATCTATTACAGCTGGCGACATAGGCATTAATCCAGAACGCACACAGAAATTGTATGAACATTTTGATTTCAAACCAGGTGTTTGGATGGGCAAGGAGTTAATTAATGTCTAAAGTCTTTAAAGCCGTTGGTGATTTTGTTGGTGGTGCAGTCAAGGCTGTTGTCAAGGCAGTCAGCAGTGTTGTCAAGGCAGTGGTTAACATTGCCAGTTCAGTTATTAATTTTATCGCACAACCATTTATGGGTCTGTTGGGCGGGATGCCAGACATGCCCAACGCTGCGGCTGAAGCAGATAGACAACAGGGCGTATTGATACAGCGCACAGGATCAAATGTAAACATACCAGTGGTATATGGTTATCGTAAAGTAGGTGGTATAGTTACATTTGCTGAAACTGGATCAACTAATAACAGATATCTGTATGTGGCCTATGTGTTTTCAGAAGGAATTGTTGAAGGTCTACGTGAAGTTTATATTGATGATTATCAATTGCCTAGTAACATAGTGGCCAGCTTAAATGCTGGACAACTGACCAATATTACCACTGACAGATACAAAGATCGTGTGCAGTTACAGTGGTTTCCAGGACAGTATTTTCCCAATGCCAACGGATCACCTGTTGGTGGTATAATTGACGGTGGCATTTTCAAAGATGCACCTAGCTTTCAAAGCAACATGGCCTACAACGGATTGGCTGTATTGTTTGCCAGATATGAATGGAAAGAAATTAAAACACAAGAAGAAGCAGATTCAAATCCATTTGGTGGTAATATTCCAGAAGTGCAGGTCTGTTTGTTGGGACGTCGTGTGGCCAGCTTGTTAGTTGATGCAGAAAACAGCACATATGCTACAGCAGGTGTTAGATATTCTACAAACCCAGCAGAAATATTATTAGACTATCTACGTAATCCACGTTATGGTAAAGGCCTAACCAACGATGATATTGATTGGGACAGCTGGAAGAAAGCAGCTAGAAAATGCAATCAAACAGTGACCTATACCACAGGTGGTGGTGCTACAGGTCCTATATTAACCTGTAACTATGTAGTGGACACAGCACAAAGCATATTTGCCAACGTCAAAACATTGTTAATGGGTTTCCGTGCATACATGCCATATGTGCAGGGCAAGTATAGACTGCGTATTGAAGATGCTGGTAATGAAACAGATATTCTCAGTGGTGCAGCAACCATTGTAGCAACCTATACCAAAGACAATATTGTTGGTGCTATCAACTACACTGGTATAGAAAAGTCTGCCAAATATAATGTAGTCAGTGTCAGTTATGTGGATCCAGATCAAAAGTTCTCAGTGCAGAATGTGATCTATCCAGAAGCAGAATCAGAACGTCAAAGTTTTATCACATTAGATGGTGGTAGAGAAAACAAACTAGAAGCTACATTTCCAACATTGACCAATTATGCTATGGCCAAAGACATGGCACGTTTGTTGTTCAATAAATCACGTAGACAAGAAACCTGTTCGTTGACAGTCAGCAGTCAAGGCCTAGAACTAGAACCTGGTGATAACATCAGGATCAATTCAACTATTCTAAACTTTGGCACAGATCCATGGCGCATTGTCAGCATTAAGATCAATGACAATATGACAGTGGACATTGGCTGTGTGCGCAATCCAGATGATATCTATCCATATGTTCGTGCAGGTGAACAGGATATTGTGTTGCCTGTGTATGTGCCCAAAGGTTCTACAATCTACTACCCAGAAAGCAATAATCAATTTTTAATTGGACTAGTGCCGCCAACTTATGCAGTATATCCAACTAACTTTACACCCGTAATTTATAACCCGGGAGCGACAAACCCCAATGGCGTTGGGGGCGGTGGTGTAGGTGGGGGTTCACCAACAGGAGGAACAGCAGGACCAATTGGGGGGACTACGCCAATTCCTGTGCCTCCAGTTACTGTTATTCCACCCCCAACTCCTATTCCTGTGGCATTTGCTGCGGCATTGGAAATCACAGGCAGTCAGATATTAGATTATAAGAATGGCACATTTGGTTTTAATCTACAGTTAAAACAACCCAGTGACGGCACTTATAAATCAGCAACCATGTGGTGGCGTGCCAACATCTACAGTCCATGGATTGAAGTTAGTTTAACAGCATTGCCTGGTCCTGGTAAAACTATTTGGGCTGGTATTGGTCCATTGCCACGTGGTATATTTGAATTTTATATTCGTGCTTATGCTTCAGATGGCAGAGGCAGCACACAGGTTACCAATGGTTTTCTTGCATCACGTGCAGATTATCTAGAACAGAATCCAAACTTTAATGGATTGGTAACCAGTGGTGTGCAGACTATTGGTGAAGGTTGGACATTGCCAGGTGGACAGCTATCAACAACACCACAATACAACGCAGACATTGATAGATTAGAACTGCGTCCTAAATTATCAAGTGGTTTTCCTGTTAATCCAAGACGTATTATAGTAACAGTTCAACAGATCACTGATCTATTGACCAAAGGTATTAATCCATTGGTCAGTGGCATAACCATTTATTGGCGTGAGCCTGGTGAAGCTGTATTCTGGAATTACTATACCTTTACATTCCCTGCTAGTTATACTCCAGGTCTAGTGGTTACATTTGAAATACCCGCTGACTTTGGTGGTCGTGCATATCCAACTGCAATCATACAAGGTTCAGCTACAGACATACTACAGACCTATGAATTCTTTGCACGTTTAACCTATCGTGATAAGGGTGTGCCCACACGTCAATTGCAGGTAGGCAGAGGCAAAGTTGAATATTCCGCAGGCTATGATTATATCATTTGGGGCACAACATTCAGTGGCAATGAAACTATTACCAGTGCATTCAATCAAGCATTAAAGACTGTAGACCAAAGACCAGCTGGTGCAACTCCAGGTATGGATATTGTAGCCAGTGTTAACAATATCAGCAGTGACCCAAATCTAAATAAAATTACATTCAAGTTTAATCCTGTAATATCCAGTGCATTCCGTGGATTTAAGATTAGGTATCGTGAAGTAATTGCAGGAAC